TTACTAAAGTAGTAACTGAAACTGTTGAAGTTGAAGTTCCTATCGATATTGATACATTGAAAATTGTAGAAGATTATTTCGCAAAGTACGAAGTAAAGGATACACTTAATCTTACATATGATTTTCCGAAGGGTGTTACTGATTCATTAGGAAAGAAACCAAATCCAACTTTAGGATATGGTATCCTAACTGATATCATTTCACAAAACCAAATTCAATCAAGAGATGTAGATTGGTTCTTCCAAATCCCAACTGTGTATAACACAACAATTGTAAAAGAATTACCAAAGAATGAATTCTATTGGGGTATAAATGGTGGGTTTAATAAAACCGATGTTATTAGTAATGTTGGTGGAGGTTTAATCCTAAAAAGTAAGAAGAATAATTTATATCAATTAGGTTTAGGTATTCAGAATAATTCTAATACCTCACAATTAGCACCATTTGTTAGTGCTGGTATGTATTGGAAAATAGGAAAAAAATAAATTTAGTTTGGCTAAGAAAAAAGCATCATTAAAAGAAATCATAGCGGTAGAGTACAAACGATGTGCATCTGACCCTATTTATTTCATGCGAAAGTATTGTATGATTCAACACCCTGTTAGGGGAAAAATACCTTTTCAATTATATCCATTTCAAGAAGAAACATTGGTTGACTTTAAAAACCATAGATATAATATTATTCTAAAATCAAGACAAACTGGTATCTCAACATTAACCGCAGGATTCTCTTTGTGGAAAATGTTATTCAATGATGATTTCAATTGTTTGGTAATTGCAACAAAACAAGAAGTAGCAAAAAACTTAGTAACCAAAGTAAGGGTAATGAATCATTATCTACCATCTTGGTTAAAACTAACAACAGTAGAAGATAACAAACTATCTCTTAGATACTCAAATGGTTCTCAGATAAAAGCAACTTCAGCTGCTGGAGATGCAGGACGTTCTGAAGCATTATCCCTTTTGGTATTTGATGAAGCTGCATTTATTGATAAGATTGAAGAAATTTGGGTATCTGCTCAATCTACATTATCAACGGGTGGTAACGCAATTATTTTATCTACTCCAAATGGTGTAGGTAACTTCTTTCACAAAACTTGGGTAGGTTCTGAAGATGGTACTAATGGATTTAATAACATTAGATTACATTGGAGTGTACACCCAGAAAGAGACCAAAGTTGGAGAGATGAACAAGAAACTCTATTAGGACCAAAAGGAGCAGCACAAGAATGTGATTGTGATTTTGTATCTTCTGGTGATTCGGTAATTGACCCACAAGTACTTCAGTTTTATAAAGAAACTTATGTACAAGAACCAATTGAAAAAGGTGGATTTGATGGAAACTTATGGAAATGGCAATTTCCTGATTATAATAAAACTTATATAGTTGTAGCGGATGTTGCGAGAGGTGATTCATCGGATTACTCAGCAGCTCACGTTATTGATGTTGAGGCATCCGAACAAGTGGCTGAATATAGAGGTAAGTTAGATACAAAAGATTTTGGTAATTTTTTAGTAGCTTTAGCAACTGAATATAACAACGCATTGTTAGTAATTGAAAATGCAAACATTGGTTGGGCAACTATTCAACAAGTTATTGATAGAAATTATGGAAACCTTTATTATATGAGTAAGGATTTAAAGTATGTAGATACTGAACATCAACACTCAAATAGGTATCGTTCTCAAGATAAGAGTATGGTAGCTGGATTTTCAACTACTTCAAGAACAAGACCTTTGATTATTTCAAAGTTGGAAGAGTATATTAGAGAAAAATCAATTATAATACGTTCAGTTAGAACTATCGATGAATTATTTACATTTATATGGATGAATGGTAGAGCTGAAGCTATGAGAGGATATAATGATGATTTAACAATGTCATTAGCTATTTCACTTTGGGTTAGAGATACTGCTTTGAGATTAAGACAGGAAGGTATCGATTTAACAAAACAGGCAATTAACAGTATTTCATCTTATACTTATAGTGGGGTATATGGTGGTAACGATAATGATGAAAACCCTTGGCAAATGCAAATCGGAGATGATACTGAAGATTTAACTAAATGGTTATAAATTAAAAATTTTATATTTATATAGTATAAGTTAATTATAAGAACTATTATGACAAATTATTCTAAAGAACTTTATAACGAATTTAAATTATCATTAGATGAAAGCATCGAAGAATATGATGTTGAAAACTATGAAGATTTAAAGGAGTTTATTCACTTTCTAAAAAATATGAAAGAGGATATTAACGAGGCCGAATACCAAGGTAGAAAAGTTAAACTTAATAAACCAACTAGAGGTGATGTTAAGAAATTTAAAGTATATGTAAAGAATCCAAAGGGAAATGTTGTAAAGGTAAACTTCGGACATGGTGGGACATCTGCTAAGAAAGCAGGTGAAAAAACAATGCAGATTCAGAAAGATATTCCATCAAGAAGAAAAGCTTTTAGAGCTAGACATAATTGTGATACACCAGGACCAAGACACAAAGCTAGGTATTGGAGTTGTAAAGCGTGGTAATAAAATTAGGATATATCAAAATTTTTTTGTATCTTAGTTAGATTATAACATAAAGAAAGTATAAATGGCAGAACAAAACAATAGTTCATTTTTTAATCGATTAACGAAACTCTTTTCCACTCAAGCAATCATAAAGGTTGACAAGGATGGGAAGAGAAAAGTTGTTGATGTAGATGATAGGCAGCAGGGTGGTACTAACCTTTTTAATTTAAAGGATAGATATACTAAACTTCAGAGGTCTTTTCACGGAGACCAGATGGCAGCTCAATCTATGGCATACCATCAAGTTCGTAGAGAATTATTTAGAGATTACGATGCTATGGATAATGACCCAATTATCTCATCAGCATTAGATATATACGCAGATGAATGTACACTTAAAAACGAATTCGGTGAAGTTGTACAAATTAAATCAAAAAACGAAAAGATAAAAGATATTTTAGAAAACCTTTTTTATGATATCTTAAATATAGAATTTAACCTATGGTCTTGGACAAGAAATATGGTTAAGTATGGAGATTTCTTTTTACTTCAAGAAATTGAACCAAATGTTGGTATTGTAAATGTAAGACCACTTCCAGTTTATGAAACTGAACGATTAGAAAATACCGACCCAAACAATCCAAATTATATTAAGTTTAAAGTAAATCATGACCCAAATGGTAAAGGAGATTATGAAAACTATGAGATAGTACATTTTAGATTATTATCCGATACAAACTTCTTACCTTATGGTAAGGCAATGATTGAAAATGGTAGAAGAATTTGGAAGCAAGTTTCTCTTATGGAAGATGCTATGTTAATTCATAGAATTATGAGAGCACCAGACAAAAGAGTTTTCAAAATTGATATTGGTAATATTCCACCACAAGAAGTTGATAACTACATGCAAAGAATTATCAACAAAATGAAAAAAACTCCATTCGTAGATAAAAGAACTGGAGATTATAACTTAAAATATAATATCCAAAACTTAACTGAAGATTTCTTTTTACCTGTTAGGGGTGGTGATAGTGGAACTGAAATCGATTCATTGGGTGGATTAGAATATACATCAATTGATGATATCGATTACTTAAAGAATAAAATGTTTGCAGCTTTAAAGATTCCAAAAGCTTATTTGGGATATGATGAGAATGTAAATGGTAAAGCAACTCTTGCTGCAGAAGATGTAAGATTTGCAAGAACAATTGAAAGAATCCAAAGAACTTTGATTTCAGAATTAACTAAGATTGCTGTAACTCATTTAGCTTCTCAAGGTATTGAAGGAAAAGAAATGGTAGACTTTGAATTGGATTTAGTTAATCCATCTACTATTTACGAACAAGAAAAAGTAAATCTTTGGAGTGAAAAGGTTAGATTAGTTTCTGATATTCAAGGATTAAATATGGTATCTAAAGATTGGGCATATAAGCATATCTTTAACTTTAGTGATGATGAAGTTGATTTCCAAAAAACTCAACTTATTAATGACCTTAAAGATAGATTTAGATATCGTTCAATTGAAGATGAAGGTTCAGACCCAGCAATGGAGCAAGAAACAACTGATGTGGAGGATGAATTGGAAGAATTAAAAACCGAATTAAAGAACAAAGGTGGTAGACCAAGAGAGGGAAACACCTATGGAAAGGATAAACATCCTTATGGGAGAGACCCGTTAGGTAAAAAGGAAAATCAAAAAGCGTTAAAGAAAACAGAATCTAAGCAAAAAGTTGCTAAAGAATATGTTAACGGAGTTTCAGCAAAAAGAAGGTTGATGAGTGAAAACGGAGACTTTTTAGATGACGCAAATTTGATTGATGAATAAATTTTTAGGAAATCAAAATTAACTTATATTTATATACGATGTATTGTATCGTATATTGATATATTATTATAGGATAAAACACAATGAAGAGGGTAAAACATTCAAAATTTAAGAATACTGGTATTCTATTTGAACTTTTAGTGAGGCAAATCACTTTAGAAGTTCTTAATGGCGATACTACAGAAAAGGCTAAAAAAATCGTTAGTGAGTTTTTTAGTCCAAAAACAGAGTTAAACAAAGAGTTGAGATTGTACGAACTTCTTATGAAGGAAAAGTATAGTTCAGAATCAAGAGCTGAAAAGTTCATTGATACTGTTAACGAAGCTCATAATCGTATTGACCAAAAACAATTACATAGAGAAAAGTACAATCTAATTAAAAAGATTAACGAATCATTCAATATGGATGAATTCTTATCTTCTCCTATATCTAATTATCGTTTGATGGCATCTATCTATAAGATTTTTGAATCTAAAAAGATGGATAACTATGATATTAAAGATGTATTTAATTCAAAGATTACCCTCATTGAATCTATTACATCCAATCCAGCAACTAAAACTCAATTAAAAAAGGATAAATTAGTTGAATCTTATAAAAAACAAGAAAAAGATTTAAGATTACTTACTTATAAAATTTTAGTAGAAACTTTCAATAAAAAATATTCTAACTTAAATGAATCGCAAAAATCTTTATTAAAGGAATATATCAATAATTTAACCAATACAACTGGATTTAAATCTTATGTAAAAAAAGAGATTCCAAATATTATAAAAGAATTAAAATCGATTCAATCAAAAATTAAAGATAAGGTAACTAAAATTAAGTTAGCAGAAACTGTTTCTGTTTTATCTAATGTTAAGATTGGTAAGAATGTTTCTGATAATCATGTTTCATCAATAATGATGTCATATGAATTAATAAAAGAATTGAAAGCTAAATTATGAGTTTAAAAAAGTTAATTGAAGATTTACTTGCTGAAATAGAACAAGAAGATGTAGATATTGATGAGGCTACCACCACTGGTGATATAGCTGGATATAATACTCCTAATGCTTTTAAAGATACTGATGGTACTGATGAGGATGAGGAATCTGATGATGACTACATTAATCATATTATCAAGTCAACTGGTTATAGTAAAGTAAATGAAAATCGTTGGAACGAACTTAGAAAATCTGAGGGAACTCCAAAGCAAAAAATTGGTTTAGGAATCAGAGGAATCAACAAACAACTTTCAGAAATGGAATCATTTCTAAAGTGGTATGGTAGGATTAAGCAAGAAAGTGGTTTAAAATCTGAGGACCAATGGAAACGTACACAAAGTCATCTCTTTAAAATAAGAGAAAGGTTAAATCGTATTTCAAAATCAATATCAGAACTATAAACGGAATTGGCAATTATGAATATTACCAGAGAAACTATCAAAGATACACTCAGAACTATTATGGCAGAAGAAACTGAGTATCAAACATTTTTCAAAAAAGCTTTAGAGAAAGCAGGGAAATCTATCCCATCAATGTCTGATGAAGAAAAGAAAGAGTTCTTCAATAAGATTGATGCAGCGTGGAACGCTAAGGGTGAAAAGAAAAACGAAGGAAATGCATTTGGAGCTGCAGTAACTGCTGCAAAAGAAAAAGGTGAAGATGAATTTGAAGTTGGTGGTAAAACTTATAAAGTAGAAGAATCACATGATTGTGGATGTGGATGTGGTGGAGTAACCGAAGGAGGTTGTCAAACAGATGTAAACGAAGAATTCAAATCAAAAGATTCTACCTTTGAAAAAGTATATGGTATTTTTGATAAAAGAGATTACTTCAATGCTAAAGGTTTGGCAAAAGTACAAATCGGAAACTTCGAAAGAGCTCTAAAAAAGAATGATAAAGGTGCACAACAAATCTTAGATAAGTTCAAAGGTGATATGGATAAGGCAAAGGATTACATTATCCAAGTTATCACAGATAGAAAAAAAGAAGATGCATTCAATCAATATAAAGCATTCAAAGCAGCAGTTGATTCAATCCAAAAAGGAAAACCTATATATGGGGCAGTTGATTTAGTAAAATCAAGAATTCATAACAACTCACAAAAATATACGATGGCTCTTTATAGTGCACTTCGTAATCAAAAATTTAATAAGTGGAAAGATATCCACGCTGATGTTGATTCTTTAATTGGAGAATCAGTAAATGAAGGTAGGGCATTTGTTCAAGCAGCAAGAAAGGCAAAGGACGAAGGTAAAACTGAATTTGAATTTAATGGTAAAAAATATCCAGTAACTCTTAAAGAATCTTATAAAGGTAATGTAAGAGATTTCAAATATGATTTTGAAATGGCTTTAGATAATATGGGTATATCCAATAAGGCAATCAAAAAGATTTCTAAAAAAGGTAAAGGATATGAAGTAAGATTATCTTCTTATATGAGTGATAAAAGCGCTTGGGAAAAAATTGGAAAAACTATTGGTGCTGATTTAATTGATTTCAAAAAAGGAAATATAAATATTGGAATCTATGAATCAGTAGTAAACGAAAGAAGATTAGGTAAAGTTGCAATGTTGAAAGATGTTGAAGCTGGTAGAACTTCAAGAGTTGAAGGAGTTAAAATTTCTAAAGATTTAGCTTTTGAAATGAGAATGTTCTTACAAAGACCTATGTTATCAAGAAGTAGAACTGGTATTGCTATCGATAATTCACAAATGAAAGAAGCAATCCCTATGTTAGCAAAAGTTGGAATTCATAAAAGATTATCATCTGGAGTGAAAAAAGAATTTGCTGAGTTATTAAAAAAATATAAATAAGGATAACCGATATGAAGAATCTATTAATAGAAACAAACTTATTTGAAGGAAAGGTGAACGAAGATTCATCAGGTAGAACTTTGGTTAAAGGTATCCTTCAACGTTCAGGTGCAGAAAACCAAAATGGTAGAGTGTACCCAAAAGAAGTATTAGAAAGAGAGATAAATAAATATCAAACTCTAATTAAAGAAAGAAGAGCATTAGGTGAATTAGACCATCCAGACTCTTCAGTTATCAACTTAAAGAATGTATCAC